CACAAAGAGAAGAATATGCAATTGGTTCAGAGCCTAGAAATGTATATTACTTGAATATTGAAGGAAGATTGAAAAAAAGAGATATTGAGGGCATACCGAATCTAAATTTAGATAAATTTGATGTTATAGGGTCTCAAACAGGTAAAATTTTACACGCAGAAGAATATCTACAAATTGGCGAAAGAATTATTAATGAAGATCCTGGATCTGTACTAATAATAGACTCTTATTCAGCTTTGTGTACTGAGGCAGAAATTACCAGTGATATGGATAAGATGCAAAGAGCAGATGGGGCAAAACTATTAGCAAAATTTTGTAGAAAAGTTGCCAATGTGATTCCTGTTAATAAAAATATTGTTATTGGCATAACCCATCTTATGGGTAATCCAACTGGATATGGTGCAGAATTTAAAGAAAAGAGTGGGCAGGCAATAGCTTATCAAACAGATATTAAGCTTAGGGCCAAAAGTTTTAAACCTTGGTTATTAGGTACAGACAATACTCAAATAGGTCAAGAAGTTGAATGGCAAACTATGTGTTCAGCATTAGGTCCTCCCGGTGGTAATATCACATCTTTTATTAGATATGGTAAAGGTATTGATAAAGAAATGGAGCTTATCAATCTTGCTGTGGATATAGGACTAATTAATAAGGGTGGAGCTTGGTACACACTATCGTTTATGAATGACGATAAGAACAAATTTCAAGGAACAGAAAAGGTCAGAAACTTTCTAATTGAAAATAAAGATATTTATGAAAATCTTTATCAGGAAGTCAAAAAGACTATGGGTATATAATGAATGTGATTGATTTGGACGGTAATAGTTCTATTTGGCAATTAACTGGTAATATGAGTAAATCTTATCAGCATAAGTCTAGTTATCATATTAAAGCCAGAGAAGTACTTAAAAAAATATATCCCACAATGCAAATTTTAGAGGAAGTTCCAGTACATGTCAGAAAATCAGAAGTTTTATATTTAGATTTTTATTTACCACTAAATCGTAAATGCATAGAAGTGCATGGTGAACAGCATTACGCATTTTCATCCTTTTATCATAATAATAAATTGTCTTTCTTAAAAGCACAAAAGAGAGATAAAGATAAATGCGAATGGTGTCGTGTTAATGGTATATCATATATAGAACTAGCTTATAATACTATTAATGAATGGGAGCATATCGTTGCAAACAACTAAAGAACAAGTCGAACAATGGGATAAAGTATTAGATGAATATGAGTCATCAATAGGTCTTGGTCAATATCAAAACACACACGGATTTAATGATCAAGAACTCAATATATATTTCACAATGAGTAGGGATCAAATTGAAAAATTAACTCCTGAAGATTGTGCTCAAATATCTTATAGACTAGCACAATACTCTTTTTACTTACAAAGAACATTAAATAGAGAAATCGCTAGATATAATTGGGCAGAAGAAACGGTGAAGGAGACGATTGCGGACGAGATTAATAATTATAAAGGTTATGGGTATTTAGAAAAATCTTACCAAGCAATTAAACATAATGACAAGGCACAGTCATTGCATAAAATACAAAAATACGCAAAACAGAGAATGGACAGATTATCATATCTGGCTAATGGTATTAAAAACTTATCTGATGTTATACTTTCAGTACAAAAAATAAAGGTGAAACATGCCTCTTGATAATGATGATATTAAACAATTAATCGCTATATTACAAAAAGGATTGTCTTCTGAAAATAAGACTAGCCCTACGACACCAACACAATCAGATTTAGAACATCAGATCAAACCCATTAAACGAAATGAACCAAAGACAGAAAATAAGTTCATTTCTCTGGGTTTTCATAATTTACATAAGGAAGACGTAGCAATAGATAAGATGCTACAAAAAAATCCTCCAACACCACGCAATAGACAATTTAAAACAATAGATGTCAAGTGCAGGGTTTGTGGAAGATCTGAGTCTATAAATCCTGCTGTTTTGTATGAGTCGCCAGACAGATATAAATGTAATAGGTGTTCCTCATCTCCAGGTTGAGACCATAATGATACTATCAGACCCTTCCGCTGAAAGAGCCTTACTATCTACCATATGTCAATATGGAGAATCTGTATTTTTAGAAATTTCTGATCTAATTTCTGAAACCACATTTACTATAGATAGTAATAAAATTATATTTCAGTGCCTAAAGCATATACTAGAACAAAATGCCAATACTATTATAGATATTGGTATTTTATACTCAGCAGCTAAAGATATTGGCGTTGATCATATTCTTCAAAGAAAAGAAGAAGTTCAACACTTGAAGGCTATATTAGATTTTCCAGCCAATAAAGCCAATGCAACAACTTTCGCCGCAAAAATTAAAAAACTAGAGATAGCCAGAAAGCTTTATAATGAATTAGAAGAAACCAAAGATAAAATCTTAGAAGTATCCGGACAAGAAAGTATCACTCAAATCTTAAGCATTGCAGAGGATGGTATTTTCAATTTTTCTTCTAAATTAACAGACAGCGATAATGGTCCAGCACACGTCGCCACAGATTTAGAAGCCTATATAGACAATCTAATTAATAATCCGATTAAACAAGTTGGTATTTCAACTGGATTCCCAGTATATGATTCTGCTATAGGTGGAGGATTAAGAAAAAGCACAATCAATGTCATAGCAGCTAGACCAAAAACAGGCAAAACGCTATTAGCTGATAATATGGGATTTTATATTGCTAATAAGTTAAAAATTCCAGTTTTAAATCTTGATACAGAAATGACAAAAGAAGATCATCTAAACAGGCTAATAGCCATGATTACAGAAATAGAAATATCAAAAATAGAAACTGGTAAATTTACAGATTCTACTGTAATGATAGATAAAGTAAACAAAGCTGTTGAAGAATTAAAAGAGACTCCTTTGTTTTATAAACCGATAGCGGGTAAGCCGTTTGATGAACAATTATCTATTATGAAAAGATGGATAGTTAAGGAGGTCGGCTTAAATACTGATGGATCTGCTAAACCTTGTGTGATTTTTTATGACTATTTGAAACTTATGGATAGTCAGGGCATTGGTCAAGATATGAAAGAATATCAAGTTTTGGGTTTTATGATGACGAGTTTACATAATTTTGCGTGTAAATATCAATTACCAATTGTCGCATTTGTTCAATTAAATAGGGATGGTATTACAAAAGAAACAACCGACACAGCATCAGGATCAGACAGAATTATATGGTTGTGTAGCAATTTTACCATTTTTAAACGTAAATCCGATGAAGAAATAGCGGATGATGGTTCTGATTCTGGAAACAGAAAACTGATTCCTGTAATTAGTAGACACGGACCAGGAATAGAGGATAATGACTATATTAATTGTCATATGAAGGGTTGGTGTGCAAAAATTATAGAAGGTAAAACAAGAATAGAAATTATGAATAATAATGGAGGATTTGTTACTAATGATAAGCAATTTGGCTCACAACAAACAGAAAATGAAAAAATCGACTTCATTTGATCAAAATAAAATTAAAATTATTTGCGATAAATTATGTGATCGTATAGAAGATTTATTAGAACATTTTAATCTCGAATTTAAGACTAATGGTAAATTTATCTCCATGAGTTGTCCCATACATGGCGGTGACAATAATAGCGCATTAAATTTGTATCATGTAGGAGATTTTTATAGGGGCAATTGGAAGTGTCGCACACATCACTGTGAGGAAACGTTTAAGGGATCGATTATTGGTTTTATTCGTGGAATATTATCTAACAGAAATCATAATTGGTCTAAAGATGGCGACGAGGGCTGTTCGTTTAAAGAGGCTCTGGATTATGCTACAAATTTTCTAAATGTATCTCTTGATGATATTAAAATCAATAAAAATACAAAAGACAAGAATACTTTTGTAAACAATGTTAAACTTCTTCAAAAAACTACCATTAATAATAAACAGGGTATTCTACGACAAGATATTAGGAATCATTTACGTGTTCCTAGTGAATATTTCTTATCAAGAAATTTTGCTAAAAACATACTAGATAAATATGATGTTGGCGATTGTTTGAATGCCAATAAAGAAATGTTTAACAGGGCTGTGGTACCTGTATACGATATTGATCATAAATTTATGGTAGGGTGTACAGGACGTAGTATTTTTGAAAAATGCACCCAATGTAAATCTTATCATGATGGTGAATGTCCAGATGAAGAAAACAGTTGGAAACACAGTAAATGGAGACATAATTTTGGCTTTAAAACTCAAGACCATTTATACAATTACTGGTATGCTAAAAAATATATAATGAATTCAAGCACTGTTATACTGGTAGAAAGTCCTGGTAATGTATGGAAACTTGAAGAAAATAATATCCATAACAGTGTGGCATTATTCGGCTCAAATCTAACAGATAGACAGAAAACTATTTTGGATATGAGTGGCGCAATGACTATAATTACTATTATGGATAATGATGATGCTGGTATTAAAGCAGCTAAATTAATTCATGATAAATGCCATAAAACATACAATATTAAAAATATTACCATATCAAAAAATGATATAGCCGAAATGACATCCACAGAAATAGAAAAAGAAATAAAGGTATTTTTATGACACAGATAATTGCTTTTGCCGGAAGAAAACAATCCGGTAAAACATCATCATCAGAAATGATTCTTGACTTTTATGATAAAGTTGTTGGTAATAGTACAGGAATTAAAATATATAACTTTGCCGATCCGTTAAAAAATGATATTTGTATGAAAATTTTAGGATTATCACACGAACAATGTTATGGCGATGATAATTTTAAAAATCAAATCACAGATTTGCAATGGGACGGAAAACAAATGACCGCCAGAGAGGTGATGCAGTTTGTCGGTACCGATATTTTTAGAAAAATGAAACCAAATATCTGGGCCGAAGCCACTATTAATAAGATTAAGACAGAAAATCCTAAATTAGCTATTATTGCAGATTGTCGATTTCCTAATGAGGTTGAAGCCGTTAAAAAGGCTGGTGGCATTGTTATCAAGCTTATGCTTAATCCACACAACTCTGACCATGATAGTGAAACAGCATTAGACCAAACAAACTATAACCATAAAAATTTTGACTTGGTTGTCTATAACCACAATTTATCTGTATCAGATAAAAATTATGCTATACTCACTTTTCTAAAAAAGAAAGGGTTATTACAATTATAATAACATATTTTCGTAGCTCGTCATTCAATACTCATAGCTTATGTGAGCAGCAATACTTTATAGAGTATGTGCTTGGGTGGAGAGGTCCATCAAATCAAAAAGCAGATAAGGGAACCATAGTACATAAAGTACTAGAAATACTAGCATTTATTAAACAAACAGAACAAAATAAAAATACTCTTTTTACTGATGATATTGCTGGAATAATTAATATTAATAATTATAGTATATCAGATATATTTGATATCGTATATAACCATTACACAAAAAATAATAGTCATCATCAATGGAAAGATAAAGATAAGGAAGATTGCTTAAAGTGGGTTAATAAAACATTAGAATTTAATAATGGTATGTTTGATCCTCGCAATCGGAATATAATTTGTCCAGAACAACATTTTGATTTTATCATAGATAAGCCTTGGGCAAAATATTCATATGATACTGAAGATGGAGTACTAGAAGGAAATTTAGCCTTAAAAGGCACGATAGATTTAATCACACAAATTGATGATAATTTTTTTGAAATTATAGATTGGAAAACAGGAAGAAGATTAAACTGGGCGACAGGAAAAGAAAAAACACAAGAATGTCTCGAAAATGATCCACAACTAAGAATATATCATTATGCTGTAAGCCATCTATATCCTAATATAGACAATATTATGATTACAATCAATTTTATAAATGATGGCGGGCCGTTTTCTATGTGTTTCCAAAAATCAGATCTAATAAAAACTGAACAAATGCTAAGAGATAAGTTTGATAAAATTAAAGCCGTGAAACGACCATATCTTAATAAAAGCTGGATGTGTAAAAAGTTATGCCATTTTGGCAAAACCACATTTGAAAATACTAATATTTATCCATTAGAAGAATATAGGGATGGAGAGTCTACTCCAAAAGGACAAACAATGTGTAAATGTGAACAAATTGCTCATGATGTACAGTTGCAAGGAATCGATTCTGTGATAAAATACTATAAACACCCAAATCACACTTTTGGATTTTATAAAGCTCCTGGTGAATAATGTCATATATTCCATTACACGTTCATTCTCATTATAGTTTACAATTAGGCTTATCTAAACCTAAAGATATATCTGATAGATGCTTGTCTCTTGGTATAAAAAGTTGCGCCTTAACAGATAGTGGCAATATCTCAGGAGCCATAGCTTTTTATAAAGAAATGACAGCAAATAATATTAAACCAATTTTAGGTTGTGAAATTTTTATTACTGATCATGATGCTTCTATAAAAAATACTGAAAACGAATCTTTGTCAAAGATTACTATCTTATGTAAAAATCTAAAGGGATGGCAAAGCCTGATTAATATAGTATCACAAACTAACTCGGAACAATTTTTTCACAAAAAACCAAGAATAGATTTAGAAAATCTACAAAAATTAGTAGATAATGATTCTTTAATATGTATTACTGGATATTATGGATCTTCTTTGTGGAAGAATACAACCTCTGATAATCAATTGAAATTAGATTGGGAAAATATAGCAAAACATCATATTGAGCAATTGAATAGTATTTTTGGTGAAGAAAATGTGTTTATAGAGATACAATTATTTAATGACTATTATAATCAATTAAATGTTATGGAAGAATTCCGATTACTATGCAAACAAGAAAATTGGAGGCGTATTGCTGGTATAGATAGTTACTACTGTAATAATGATGACCATGTTGACCAGAGAATAGTATTGTGCAGTTCTCTCAAAACGACACTACCAGAAATATCTAAAAAGATTTTATCTAATATCGATACTGGATTTAATCATTTTTTTAATTCTGATAAATACCATATATTAGATAATGATACGGTGTCTCAGCTTTATGATACAGAAGAGATAGAAAATACTTTTTTGATAGATTCGGCGTGTGAAGCATTTTCCCCTCTTGGTCAACATATTTTGCCCAATTTTATATTTCCCAAAGAATTCAAAAATGAATCAGAATATTTAAGACAATTATGCCGTGACGGATGGAAGCAAAAAATAGACAAAAAAATTGATAAAAACGATCAACAAATATATATAGACAGAATCAAGTACGAACTAGAGGTATTAGAAACGGCGGGTTTGTCCAGCTACTTTTTAATAGTACGAGACATATTGGAATTTGTGAGGTCTAAAGGGTGGATTCCTGGGCCGGGTAGAGGTAGTGCTGCTGGTTGCTTGGTATCATACTTAATAGGTATTACAAATATTGATCCTATAAAGTATAATTTATTATTTGAAAGATTTTATAATGCTGGTCGTAATACCAAAACTAGAGTCTC